CCCACTGGTACATTTTGTTGTGCAACATAATTTGTGTTACCATAACTAACAACATAGCCTGGTACATATGTAGCAGTCTTGCTCCAGTCTCCCAAATAATTATCTGTGCTTGCTGGTGTTTTAAGAATATTACTAAACTCCTGACTATCTACTAGTGGTTCACACTTGATACGCCATAGATGTGGGTACCATGTTTGACTAAACCCCTCACTGGCAAAATTACCATCTGTCACTTGGTAATATCTACGCAAGCTAACTGGTATCAATTCATTTAATGGGTGATAGTCGGTTAAGTGAGGTAATTCAAGTACATCACCAACCATTAACTTACGTCCAATCATATCAATCATTGTATTGTAATGTACAGTAATGAATATAATATCATTGTTTAAAAACAGTCCAAATTGACTCAAATCAAAATCTAAATTTTGTACATTGTAATGACCACGTAAACGATAAATGTTATCATCATACTTACGGTCACGGTTTTCTAAAAACAACAAGTCTTGTATTTTGGTAGGGTCTAATGTAGTTTGCTGCGGAGTAGACAAACTAGCAGTAGGCCCATTATCCATTACACCCAAGTACTTGTGTATGAATAAATCAGTAGCCCCTACATTCAACATTTCCGATATGGTTTTATCGAAAAAACGATAGTCGTTGCTTTTGTCTGATCTATATAGTGAGAGTTTTGGCATTATTTAATCCAATTTATGTAGTATTTATCAAGGAATTTTGAACTATGAGATATCCAAAAATTTGACATTAAATAAAGATTGTGTTATAATTACACATTATCGTTAAACAGGAGTAGATATGGCGACAAGAAAACCCAAAAATACAGACGATCATTTAGTCAAAGCATTGGATCCACGTGATGCCGATACAAAGTACATGGGTGATGAACCTTTTTTCGCACTACAACCTGACACAGAAGGTAGAACTTTAGCATTAGTTAGGAGTTTTACATGGTACAATCGTTTCTATGGTAAAAAAGATGCTAAAGAATTGTTGTGTCTTTACTTAGACCATCACAATCGCCCTGCTGAAGCCAAGTATATTAGAAAAGTACATGAAAATGAAATGCTAATGACATTGTGTTGGTTGGCACGTATGAATATGCGCGGCTTAGAATTAACTGAGCAAGAGAATTTGACATTAGAAAATGAAATTTCTAGATTGAGTAAGCTTGTTCACAAACCAGAAGTTGTAGAAAAAGAAAAAGATATCAATAAGCCTACGATTCAAGACTATTTGCGTGAAAAGGCTCGTGATGCCGCAGGTGAACTAGAAGGTGCCTTTGACGAATTTTTTACTACAGGTAAAACATCTACTAAAACAGTAGACATTGTTGCAAAGCTTAATGTCACGCCTCAACATATTCCCTTGATAGTTGATGTGTGGAAGAAAAAACAAATTGAGTTTGAAACACTTAATGAGACTGATGACAAAGAACTTAAAGAGGCTTATGGTAATTTAGGTAAGATTCAGTTGCGTAATATTCTTAAGTACATTGAGCAAGTGTTGGGTGACTTGAATAGTTATATTTCAATTAAGAAAGCAAGCAAAGCTCCTCGTAAAAAGAAAGCAGTGCCTGTTGAAAAGATTGTAAGTAAACTCAAGTATTTGAAAGAATTCAAGGATGTAACTACAAAGCTTGATTTGACAAGTGTACATCCAACTAAGTTGCATGGTGCAAGTGAGGCATGGGTTTATGATACTGCAAAACGTAAATTGCATCACTATATTGCTGATGATTATTCTAAGACTTTTACAGTTAAAGGTAACACAATTTTAGGTTTTGATACTGCTACAAGTGAAATCAAAACACTTAGAAAACCCGGTGAACAACTTAAAGAAGTAATGGGAAGTAAACCCGCAGCTCGTAAGTTTTTCAAAGATATTAAAGCTACCCCGACAGTACCGACAGGTAGGTTTAATGACTCAATGATTATTTTGAAAGCATTCTAATGACTGATATAGAAAAGCGTATGGCTGAATTAATGGAGCCAATTGATCAACAGATTATGATGTGTGATGATCGCCGAGATTTGTTGATGTTGAATTGTGCAATGTTGCAACGTGTCCGAGAAGTGTTTGATATGCTTGTAGGAGAAGATGGTAGAAAAACAATGTTTAAGGATTTAGTATGAATATTGATTTAGAAAAATATAGTAAGTTCGTAGAGGCAGTTACCTCAAGGGAAAGTAACAATTATGATTATCTAGCACCTAGAATTAATGAGTTGCGCAATGGTGATCCCAATATCAATCCTAGTCTATTATTGACTGCATGTCTAGGTATGGCAGCCGAAGCAGGTGAGTTTATTGAAATTCCTAAAAAGATTTTCTTTCAAGGAAAACCTCTAACCGATGAAAATATCTTTCACATGAAACGTGAGTTAGGTGATATCATGTGGTACTGGGTTAATGCATGCAGGGCACTTGATCTAGACCCTAACGAAGTTATTGCTGAAAACGTTAAGAAGTTAGAATCACGTTACCCCGGCGGCACGTTTGATCCTTACTATAGTGAAAATCGTCAAGACGGCGATCTTTGACACTTGAGCATTCTCCAGATAAATACAATATCTGGAGAATCAAATGGCTTACGTTAAATTAGACGAACTAAAAGAACAATTATTCAAATCCCTAAGTTATCGTTTAGGTGCGGGAATTATTGATCTGGAATTAGACCCTGAACACTATGAGGCTGCATACAATTATGCAATCAAAGTTTATCGTCAACGTGCGCAAAATGCCAATATAGAATCATATACATTGATGACGTTGGAAGCAGGTGTAGATACATATACACTACCTAGTGAGTTTATCAATGTCAGACAAGTATTCCGTAGAACAATTGGTTTAGAAACAGGACCATCTAGTTCTAGTTTTGACCCCTTTAGTAGTGCTATTCTTAATACATACTTGCTTAATTATAACTATGCAGGTGGATTAGCAACATACGATTTTTACGCAGGTTATATTGAATTAGCAGCTCGTATGTTTGGTGGTTATGTAATCTATACATTCAATCCTGTTACAAAGCAAATCCGTTTAGTTCGCAATATTAAAGGTTCAGGGGAACAAATTTTGATATGGGCGGACACTCAAAGACCTGAAGCAGAATTGTTACAAGATCCGGGCGCAGGGGTATGGCTAGGTGACTTTACACTAGCTACATTAAAGTTAACGATTGGTGAGGCACGTGAAAAGTTTGGATCTATTGTTGGCCCAGGTGGCGGCACAAGCTTAAACGGTACTGCATTGAAAGCAGAAGGTCTAGCACAACAGAAAGATTTACTAGAAGACCTCAAACGTTATGTTGATTACTCCGCTCCCTTAACATGGGTTCAAGGTTAACCTAAACATTTACTTTTGTCATATAGTTGTAGTATAATTATGTCTACAGGAGATTATATGATAGTTGGAGTAACTGGTTTAATAGGTTCCGGCAAAGACACAATTGCCAATTATCTTACTACATTTCACGGATTCAAAAAAGAAAGCTTTGCTAACAGTCTTAAAGATGCAGTAGCACATGTCTTTGGTTGGGATCGTGAAATGCTAGAGGGTACAACAAAATCTAGTCGTGAGTGGAGAGAACAAGTAGATCCTTGGTGGGCAGAAAGACTTGATATGCCCAATCTAACTCCTCGATGGATTCTACAGTACTGGGGCACTGAAGTCTGCCGTAAAGGGTTCCATGATGATATATGGATTGCATCATTGGAACATAAACTACTAAAAAGTACAGATAATGTTGTTATATCAGATTGTAGATTTGCCAATGAAGTAAAGGCAATCAAAAATGCAGGTGGCATTACGATTAGAGTAATGCGAGGATCTGACCCAGAATGGTATGATGCAGCAATTCAATATAACAAGGGACCTAATGGTAACTCATTGTGGGCATTAAGCAAAGCAAAATTAGAAAAACTTAAAATTCATGCAAGTGAATATAGTAGTGTTGGATTGTCTTACGATTATTACTTAGAGAATAATGGATCAATTGACGATTTGTATAAACAAGTCGAATCAATAGTCAACTTGTAAATCACCTCTACGCCAATTTACATCTTTTCTTTTTACAACCTCAACACAATTTAAACAGATAGAACGTAAGTTTGTAAATTCTACATTTTCTAAATTACCGTCGATATAGAATACTGTTATTTGAGTAGGATATAAACATTTGAAACCACATAAATCACATGTGGTTTTCTTTTTATAGCCTTTCTTTTCCCAATTCGCTATTTTTGCTTTAGTCTTTGTTTTCTTAGACCCACACTCATCACATATACTACGATAGTGTGTTACACCGTCACGTTTATAGTTAACGGCTCTATAGTTCTTGTTGCATTCTTTGCATATAGGTCTAATCATCAAGTATTTAGACTAAAATAAACCTTCGAAGGTTTAGATAACCAGCTTTTTTGTAGCATATATGCTAAATATAAGTATGATAAGGCGTTCAGCCTCATAATTATAACTTAAAAGGAAATGTAAAATGGCACTAAATTCACCAGGCGTACAAGTAGATATTATTGATCAAAGTCAATATTTGCCAGCAGCCTCTAGTTCAGTTCCCCTAATTGTAGTCGCAACTGCTAATAACAAAGCCGATTCAACAGGAACTGCTATAGCTGCAGGAACTCTTGCCGCAAATGCAAATAAACTATATCAAATTACTAGCCAACGTGATTTGGTTAACTATTTTGGAAGTCCGTTCTTCTATAAAACAACAGACGGTACACCTATTCATGGATACGAACTTAATGAATATGGTTTATTAGCCGCTTACTCATTATTGGGTGTAAGCAATCAATGCTGGATTTTACGTGCAGATGTTGATTTAGGAGCTTTAGTTGGTAAAGTATCACGTCCATCAGGTCCACCTGCAGACGGTACATATTGGTTAGATACAACAAACTCAACATGGGGTATTTTTGAACTTAATGCAGAATTACACAAATTTGAAGCAGTAACACCAATTGTTATTACTGATACAGCTAATTTAACAAATATTGGAACTTCTGACGTACCTAGTTATATACCAAAACAATCTATTGGTAATATCGGTGATTATGCGGTAGTTCCACTAAAGCCAGCAGCTGGATTGTTATCTGCTAGCACTTACTTTTATAAAGATATGTCAAATATATGGCAAGAAGTAGGATCAAGTGCATGGAAAAATAATTACCCAGTTGTATCTGGATCAAGAGCAGTTAATGGATCATTGAGTGCAGGCGATACATTTACTATTCAAGTTGTTGGTGGTGAATCTACATATCAACTAACTGCAACAGTTCCAGCAAGTCCAAATAATAATTTGGGCGGTCTCATTAATGCAATTAATGGATTACACGCAGGTGATATTCGTGCATCACAAGACACTCCAGGTGTTATTTCATTGTACTACAATGAGTATGGTGCAGGTAACTGGATTCAAATTACAGCAGGAACTGGTTCAGTTCTATCTGACATTGGTATAACTGCAGGCATTTACTATGGTGCTGAAGTAGCATATGGAACTAGTGCTCAAATGCCGTTATGGACAAGCAGTCAAGATAATCCAAGACCAAGCGGTTCAGTTTGGATCAAGACAAGTAGCGTAGGCGGCGGAATGAATTTAGTATTGTCTAAATATAGCACCACTACTGCAGCATTTACATCAGTAGCAACTCCTGTATACTCAGATGAGTTAACTGCATTAGCAAGTTTAGATTCAACAGGTGGTAAAGCAATTCCTACAAATACAGTATTTGCAATGGTTGGTGCAAGCACTCCAGAAGCAGGTGTTATATTATATAATAGATTAACAACTGGTCCCACAATCGTAACTGGTTCAATAACAAATCCTACTCCTACTAGTGGTAGTTTGTTGACAGTAGTCGTGTCATTGCCAGGAACTAATCAGTCATCTATTCAATATCAAATGACGATGAGTGGAACTACTGCAACATCATTTGTTTTAGATTGGGCGGCTGCGAATATTCCTTACACAACTGCTAGTATCACAACATCTGGTTCTATTCAAATAACTCACACATTGGGTGGTGATATTTATTTAAGTGATTTATCAGCTTCTGGTGTAAGTAATGGATTAATCAATCAATTAGGATTTTCTACAGGTACTACATTAGGTGTTCGTAAGAGTTTCTTAGTAACATATTCATATACAGGAGTTACACAAGATTCTACAACAGGTGGAGGTAGTGGTGCACACTTTACTATTACAAATAATAAAGGTCACTATCAAATAACAAGTATCACTAGTGGTGGTAGTAGTTATAATGTAGGTGATAGAATTACAGTACATGGTACTAAATTAGGTGGTTTGAATGGTGTAAATGATCTTACATTTGCTGTTCAACACGTAACAGGTGGTGCAGTTACTCAAGTATCATATGTAAGTGGAAACGCAGAGCCAATCTATTGGACTGCATTATCTAACTGGGTTGAATTAAAATATGTTGCAGAATTAGGTGCTCCTGCAGCTAATCCAACAAATGGTACATATTGGTACTATAGTACTGATACTGAAGTAGATATCATGGTAAACAAAACAGTTGCTGGTGTACCTACTTGGGTCGGATACAAAAATACAAATTTCGATTTGTTAGGTCATCCAAAATCTACTGGATCTAATGCAACTGATCCATTGGGTATTATTATTGAAACAACAATACCAACACAACAAAGTAATGGTAGTGCATTGTCATATGGTGATTTATGGTTGAATGCAAGTGACTTGGAGAACTTCCCTAACTTGCATCGTTGGCAACAAGTTAACGGTGTAGATCAATGGGTAGCTATTGACAACACAGACCAAGTAAGTTCAAGTGGTATACTATTTGCTGATGCTCGTTGGGGCGGTTCAACAACAGTTGATCCAGTAAATGACCCTATTCCATCTATCGCTTCATTATTGACAAATAATTATGTAGATTTAGATTGTCCTAATCCTGCTCTATATCCACAAGGTATGTTGTTATTCAACACACGCCGTTCAGGATATAATGTTAAGAAGTTTGTAACAAACTACTTTACACAAGCAAATTATC